AAGTATTTACCACCGACAGCATGAATTGCGGCAGAACCACCTTCCATTGATTCGATGTAAAGTTTTGCACTTGCGCCGCTATTGCTTGCGTCTTGTGCGTATGCCATTTCACCTTCTAGGAGGTCCGTGGTTGCAGGAGCAGTTGCACCCGAGCTTCTTTTAATTTGAATAATTGTTGACATTTTAGACTATTCCTTTTTAGTTATTGTCTTTAGTATTAATAAGTTCCGCCGTCAATGGACAAAGGAGCAACATTTGTGGAAGGATCTACTGCTTCCCATTTTAGAGTCTCTGAGTTATAAATCAATGTATATCCATCCTGTAATCCTGCTGCATCAACATTCGCCAAAGTCTCCACCTTTTGAGCTCCGCGTGTGCTAACTACATTCGTATTTATAGTTTTAGAATTTGGAACGGTTACTTTTATAGCCATTATTTTGTTACCTCTGGATTAACTACTACAATTCCTTCGAGAACTCTGATAGTTTCTTCATCACTCACTACTTCAATATCGTAAACATATCTTCCTGCTTTAATTTCGGAAGTTTCTTCTGCCGTCAAAGATATAGTTACTTCTCCATCTAAGGGAGAAGTAATGGCTGCGGTAAAATCTATTGCGGTGTTTGTATAAAAAGACTTGCGCATCTGAGATGCGGCAGTATAATCAGAGAGATCCTTCGCATCTCCGTATTGATCACTGACTTCTATAGCAAAACTAAAGGTCGTTCCTTGATCAATATAAATATTTTGAACCTGCGCCATAAGAACCCTTATAAATGTATTTGAACTTATTTATAATTTTAGGTGAACTATGAAAACGATATTGATGCTAAAATATGGCACAAAATATTCCAAAGAAGATGTAGATCGTATTATCGAAGCCACTGGTGGCAAGTATAATTATGCCTGTATAACCGACGATACTACTCTTGATCCAAGAGTTAAAATAATTCCATTACCAGAAGACGTTGACGGAACTTTTATTAAAATATGGATGTATGGATTAGAAGACTTGGGCGATGTTCTTTACTTTGACCTTGATATTAGAATACAAAAAGATGTTGATAATTTATGGAATTATCTTGACGAACGCCCAACTATATGCTATACTTATTGGAAGAATATAAGTTGGGTGGATAAAAATGCTCGTTCTTATAGCGAACAATACTTGAGTAACTATAATTCTAGTGCCGTTCTATGGCGCTCCGGTAGTCCAAAAGCCAAAGAGATTTGGGAACATTTTAAAAAGGACATGGACTATTATATGATCAAGTATTGGGGTGACGATAGATTTTTATGGCATGAGAAGTTTGATTTTAAGTGGTTTCCAAAAGGCGAGTTTTATTCTTTTCTCTATGGTGCAGACTACTACGACCCAGAGAAGAGAATTGTAGACAGATACCGACCAGAGTATACAGTATGTTTACTCAATGGTTTAGATTATTTTCCAGGATATGATAAGAAATATGATGAACTTTCTAACAATTAAATGGGGTGACAAATACTCATCTGATTATGTGAACAATCTTTATCACATGGTAAAGAAGAATTATACCGGAGAGTTTAGATTTATTTGCTATACGGATGATGCCACTGACCTAGAGTGTGAAGTTCATCCTATTCCAGATGATGACTTACTACACCCAAAATACTACTTTGGAAAAGAAGCATTTTGTTTTGATAGAGCCAAGTTTTTAATTTTTAATTCAGAAGAATGGCTAGATTGCGAAGAAGAAGATAAGTTCTGCTATTTGGATTTGGATGTAGTAGTTCAAAATAACATCGATGAGATTGATATCTTGGCCGAGAAACCTAGAATAATTCACTGCTTATGGCAGCCAGAAAATCAAATAGATGATAGGTTCTTCATCGAAACAAGAGGTACATTTTTCAACTCTAGTATGATGCTGTGGTCATATGGTCAATGCCAACATATATATTATGATGTCTACGATAATAATGAAATAGTTTTCAAAACATTTTTTAAGGGTAGTGATAACTATCATTATTGGCGTCAAAGAGAATTCTGGAAAAACATTCCAGAAAGTTGGGTATACTCTTGGAACAGAGGACGATATTATCCAGATGATGTAGTGCGTTTTAAATTTAGAGATGATGCCAAAATCTGCTTATTTAATACAGATAATGTTCCTCATCCATCTACTAAAGATCACGTTGAATTATCTGAATGTCATGACAAAAATATTATTGGATTGTGGAAATGAGAGTCAATTACGTTTGTTGTAAATGGGGTACCAAATACGATGCCGAGTTTGTCAACCGACTTTATCGGATGGCAAAGAAGCATACTCCAGATAATTTTGAGTTTCACTTCTATTGCTATACAGATAACAGTGAGGGATTTGACGCCGAGATTAAAGTTATCGACTTCCCAGATATTCCCAACATCCATCCGAAATACTGGTTTGGTTCAGATGATTTTAAATACGGTATGGCACGTTGTTGGGACAGACCAAAGACGTTCATCTTCAATACACACAACTTCGCAGACGATAAACCAACTGGAAGATTTGTCTTCTTCGACCTTGATGTTATCATCCAAAACGATTTGTCGCCAATCATCACTTACGACCTAGAGAATCCTACCAAGTTGCGCTCATGGTGGCAAGACCCTCGTCCGATGAAGTCGCGTAATTTCAAGTTATCGCATGGTGCATATACAAATGGTAGTTGCATGGTATGGTCAGATGATCAGACAGAATGCATCTGGCAGGATGTTTTAGAACATCAAGAGCGTATCTGGTTTACATTTACAGATGGTACAGACAACTATCATAGTTGGCGATGGGGAGAATTTAGCAATACCCCTCTGTGGAAACATTTTCCAAACACCTTTGCTTACTCATACAATCGTGGTCGTGACTGGCATGAAGACGATTTGGGTGTCGGCATATATAGAAAAGACTGTATTGTTTGTGTTTTTAATGTGGATCTACTTCCATTCACAGACAATAGCAGAGGAAAAGTGAAACAGGAATCCTTGGTCGATCCTGATCTTTTAGAGCATTGGAATGTTTGATGATTAGTATTTACACAGTGAAGTGGGGAACAAAATATAATGTTGACCATGTTAATAAAATACTTGAGCAATGCAGAGAACACATAACAACTGATTTTGATTTTTACTGTTTGACCGAACATACCATCGGTTTACATTCTGACGTTATCGTAATTCCTTTTCCAGAAGATAATTACTATGAAAAATGGTGGAATAAATTATACTTATTCGATAAGCAAGTTGTATCTCAGCGCGGAGAAAAACTATTTCTGGATCTTGATATAGTTATTCAAAACAATATCGATTGCATAGTAGACCATGACCCAGAAGATGGTTTGACATTTGTTCGCACTCACTGGCACAACATGAAGAAAATGAAACGCGATACGCAAGATATTCCTCGTGCATATACCGATCTAAATTCTAGTGTGTTAAGATGGAATGATAGATTGGATATCGATAAGATTACCAAGTTTGTTACAGACTATCCCGACCAAATGTTTTTTCATTATCGGGGCCTTGATAATCTTTTCGGACATCAGCGCGACCGTTTATTGAAAATTGATTTTTTCCCATCTGGTTGGGTGTATAGTTACAACTACGGATATATGTGGCCAATCGATACTAGAGAACAAATTATCCGAACCGAACCACTAATTTGCTTATATGATTCAATGGAAAGACCACAAGATGTTAAACTATAATTTTTTGAATAATCATCGGTATTGGGGCGAAGGATTAGATAAAATCAATCACGAACTACCATGGAAACATGAAGACTTTCGTAAGTCTCTAAATCCGAATACTATGGATGCTGCTATTTGGTTAGTAGAAGAACTACTGAAAGTAGAAGATATCCCAGAAGAATTGAATATTACAATTTTGAATTCATGGTTAGGATTTCCTCTGCTACCGTTACTCTGCGAAAATTTAAATGTCAAGAAGATTAATTTGATTGATATTGATAAAGATGCGTTGGAACTATCAAAAGTATTCAATCGGTTTTATAGCGATAGTGGTATAGAGTTAGACCACATCAACTGGGATGTTCCTTTCGCATATCATGATATAAATGCATTAGAAACTGATATAGTAATTTCTATTGGGTGCGAGGCGATGTATCCGTTAAAGAAAATGACGACCGCAAACAAGGATTGTATCTTTGCTTGTCAGTCGTCAAATGTTTTTAGAGAGATGTATGGTATCAATTGTGTTCCAACAATTGAAGAGCACATTGAAAATGTTGGAGTTACTGATGTTTCGTATGAAGGATCAATTAAACAATCATACTATAGTTGGGACGGTAAGGTCGAGTTCGATCGTTTTATGGTAATAGGAAGGAAGTAATATGGGAAGAGCGAGAGTTGTTGCACCTCCACCTGAGGATTATACACCAGAACCTTTAGTATCACTTCCGCTGGCGCCCGTTGAGGTAGTTGCGGAAGAGTGGATTGATGGAAACTTCCAAGAAGAAATTATTGAAGTTGTGAACGATGAGCCTTCTCAAGAAGAACTTGATAGAGAAAAAATCGCACAAGAAAAGCACGAAGAATTGCAGAGACAAAAACTTTTCGCCGAAGAGGAATCGAAAGTTGCCGCAGAAATAGTTGCTAAAGCAAAAGAGATTTTAGAAAATCCTCCTGTGAAAATTGAGACTGTAGTCGAAACAGTTATAGAAACCGTTCACGTTATAGACCCAAAATTGGTAGAAGAATTACAAGTTCTTACGGCAGCAAATGAAAAACTTACCAGAGAAAATGAAGCAGCGGCAAGAGTAAAAGAAGAACAAATTTTAAAGGCGCGACAACAGGCAACTGATCAACGCAGCAATCAACACATGATTCAATTAAACATGACGCCAAAAATTCCATCGTTAATTAGTAAAATCAAAACATTATTTCGAAATCGCCGAATTAAGTCTGCTACTAATGTTGGAATTAAAAACTATGAAACTGCAATCCTCGAGAGAGCAAGAATTGCAGTTCCCAAGTTATTGGATGATATTGAAAACATGCACGAGCAGTTGACCATACTAGAAGACCTGCTCACAAAATATAGTGAAGTTAAAAGCAATCAAGAAAGGTGAGAGGTATTCTCCCCTGTAATATCTTCAACCATTGATTTCCAGAGGTCCTCATGAGGAATGACATAACCGAGAGTGAGTCGCTTGCTGCGACTCCCAGCACAATGATAGAAGACTTTATCAGGCTCACTCCGCCTACCGAAGTAACCGACCTTGACAGACCAGCCCTTGGGGTCCCAAAGAGTGACCATTTCTTTTGTTATTGGATCTAGATATCTAAAGAAACCACCATTCTCTTCTGTATTATAAGAAAGAAGAATGTTGTAGCCGCTTGCATTCCAGTTAGTGTGCCATCCCATAAATCCATTCTCGGGATAGTAAACATGTACCGCATTGTTTTTAGCGCCAAGAAAAGAAATTAATTCACGATTGAGTTTCTGTTGCTTCTCGCGGTGAGTGGTCGGGACAGAATCTACCAGTCCGATATCACAACAGAAAGCAGTTTCTGGATACCCCTCATGTTCACCGTCTTTCCCCACCAGCTCATTCATATACTTTTCAGAGGTGCCAGTATCAATATCAAAGCCTCGGCGTCTATCTGGCTCTCTCAATTTGTCGTGGTCTGTTTGTGAAAAGAACCACTCCGCATAAGGAGTAAGAATTTCCAGTAGTTCTGGATTTATATTTTTAGAAACCTTCATTATTTGTCCAATACGGATGGCGGTAACGTATAGTGATAGATGACAATCTCTTGTCCTTGCAATTCTTCTTGTTTATAACCAATGACAAAATTCCACTTTGCATCTGGATCAGGAAATCTTCCTGTCTTTACACCCATATCCCCATAAGTCAATAAGCGCCACATTGTAAATGTGTCCCACTGTAGTGCTTCTTTTGGATAGTGCTGTCTGTCGTAGCCGGGTTCATTCTGCTTACAATATTCGCCCCACCAAGCACTCATCAATTTGAGTGTTTGTTCATTATTACGATAGACAAATAGACCGCAATGCTCCGTCATTTCCTCTGTTTCGGAAAGTTTAGTTAGTGCAGCGTTATACGGACGATTAGCAGTAAAGATTACATCCACATCATCTGGAATCTGATCAAAGATTTTTAGAATATCGTCGTGCTGAACCTCTGTATCACAGTCCATATAAACTGTCAAGTCATACGGAGTTTTATCTAGCGCCCAGAGTTTGGCTCTCTTATGATATGGAACACCATCGGTAATAATGTTCTCAAAGATTTCTTCATCGCCTGGTTCTATCCATTCTGGATGAGTAAACAATGTAATTTTTGCATCTGGCCAATAGTCTAGAAGTGATAGTGCAGAGTTTTTCGCGGCTCTATAGTAACCTCTACGAAGAGATGCTACATAAACAAATCCGTTATTCTGCATTCTTTTCTTCTTCCATGATCAGCATGGTAGCATAGGCCATAACTTCAAGCGCAGACTTCGATCTACGAATCTTAGTTTTTAAGGCTTTGTTCGTGGAATTTTTTATAATAGCTACTTCAAAGGCTTCCAACTTGGCTTCGAAAAGAGTCTCGTCTTTACGGCGTTGCTGGTCTACTTTTGAACGTTCCATGCGCTGGCGAACTTCTTCTGCACGGCGCTCTTCGCGAAGACGAGTGTTCTCATCGATATCTTCTTCGGTGAACTTTTCCATGATAGCAATATAGTCTGGATTGCCACCCTCGCCTGATACCGATGCTGGCAGTCTCTTACCATCTGGATAGATGATAATTACCATTACTTGCTTTAGTTCTTTATTTAACCAAAAAGGTTCTTCGTAATCTTTAGTTTCGGCAATAATGGCCGAATCCAATACGATGGCTTCTTCATCCACAATCATTCAACTCTCCATAAAAAGAAATAATATAAAGTATATAGTATAGTTTAAGCGGTGCGAACCCAGAGAGATACTGTTGATACTGTATCTTTAGTTGCTTGAATTGTATCGCCCGCATATGTGCCAGAATATGTTCCAGAATAGGTTCGGGAACCAGAATACCCGCCCGAATATGTTCTAGAACCGGCAAATGAGTTTGCATATGTGCCAGAATATGTTCTGGAACCAGAATAGTTGGCGGAGTATGTTCTAGAACCGGCAAATGAACCGGCAAAATTTGTTGGCACCGATACATATCCTGCGTTCGAATATGTTCTAGTACCTGCAAATGTCCCGGTAAAATTGGTTGAAGCCGATACATAGCTTGTTGAGTATGTGCGCGAACCCGCAAAGGTGCCACCAACAAAACCACCGAAATATCGAATATAGTTGGCAGAATATGTTCTTGAACCTGCAAAGGGTCTAGTCCCCGCGAAGTTGGTCGCATAAGATCCAGAATATGTTCTAGAACCGGCAAACGTTCTAGTACCAGAGAAGTTAGTCACATAAGATGTAGAATATGTTCTAGACCCGCCATATGCTACGTTAGAATATGTTCTGGTACCCGCAAAAGTATTTGCATATCCCGCTGGTGTATAAGTTCTAGTCCCAGCATATGCTACGTTAGAATATGTTCTGGTACCACCATAAGAGCCTGTATAGTTTACGGATGCGACTTGTTCACGAGTATCAGAAGCTGAACCCATGCTAACCCAGGTGCCAGGAGATGGCGATGATGCTTGGATCTTATATGTACCAATACTGGTGCTGATAATGCGATTTCTGAAATAAGGAATCATTTCCTGAATTTCAGTATCGGTCATTTGCTTTACGTTATTGCCACTATATGTTTTCAGTGGACGAAAATCGGCATTCGGTGATGTTGTAGCCGCAGTCTTCTGCCAAATATAATAAGTTGTGTTACCACCATTTGCAACATCGGTGATGGTGTAACGCGAGGTCCATGTACCGCCACTTGGCGCCGAGCCAGCAAGACGATACTGTCCCGCAGTATACTCTGATTCAGTAACCATTGCTGTGACCGCTTGGTCAATAATATCATTACGGATCTGAGCATCTGTCATTTGCTGAATTGCAGTGTCATATTGCAAAGGACGGTTTGTGATTGTACCAGTATCATTAGCAGTAATTTGCTTTGCATAATACGTTACGGTGGCTATAGCACCAGTAGCTGGGTGAGTACCAGTCGCTTCTGTTCTGTCCGTGTCAGCAAAAGTGCCGATTGCGGTACCAGAAAGTGCGTTTGCTGTATCAATATTAAGGTCAGCCGTATTAGAACCATTACTTGCCGCGCCAGCAAATCCTACTGTGATCTTATTTGCAATATAATTTTTGACTTCCGTATTTGACATGGTTTGCAAACCCTGAAAGTTTGCGGAAGTAATTGGTGTAGCAGATGCTTTGAGCTTTAAAGGATTCATTTTCTATAGCCTTAATTTAGTCTAGTGCCGGTTGAATCAAATACCAACAGAGGGGTCAGTGAATACCAATCTGTAGCATCCTTAGCAACAAAAGTAGCAGATGATCCAGCAGCCACCGTTACAGCAACGTTAACCGTTCCGCCGTTAATCTTGTCTGATACGTTTGGATAAACTAGAAGATTTGTTGCAGTAGTATTAACAACTGTATAGGTCAACGAGGCTGCGGCTGTTGGGAGTTTAACACCTGCTCCAGAACCCACCGTAGTGACAATATTATAAACATCCGAGAGTTCTGTTGCACCAGACTGATTTGTGCCTGCTGCGGAAACAGTAGCAGAGATGGAAGGCTTTAGATCGCCCGTTAGAGTAAGATTACCAAACGTAGGATTGTCACCCGATTGATACTTGTCAGTATTAAGATTGTTGAAGTTATTATCGACTTCGGTATTTGTAAGTGGCGATCCCTTTTCGGATCTAAGTGTAATTGTGGCCATATCTATCTACCTTGGTTCTGTAATATTTGCTGCAACAACAATTTGATATCTAGCATCTCTTGTTTCACACTATTTATATCATTTTCAAATTGTCGAAGCTGATTTGTTTGTTCTCGATCTTTGTTTTTTCTAGCTTTGTATGCTGATAATCCAGCAACATCGGTAGAAATAATGGCTTTTGAATGGCCATCTCTAACATATTTAGTTGTGTCGTCCAGATGATATCTTTGTCCCATATTATACCTGTAGAGCTATTGCACGAAGTTCGCGACATTTTGGAACAACACTGGTTTGATTTGAAAGAAGAACCACTTTAACTGCGAAAGTTTTGTAGCCCGTGTAAGTTACGCCGTCAGTTGTATATTCCAACACACCATCACCATTCAATTCAGTTGATGGAATATCATATGTATACTCAACGAAGCTAGATGAAGTGACAGTCGGCGGAGTAGTTGTTAATTCGATCCAATCTTTTTCTTCAAACGGTGCGGGATCACTTTGATGTAGGAATCTGCCATATACCTTTACGTCTGTTCCATTTGGAACATACTGACTTAGATATACTCTAAGGTCTTCTGCTTCTTGTCCATCATCTAGAACAACTTGACGAGAAACATACTTCGATCTTGCCTCACCGATACCAATATCTTCGTCTGTCGCATCATTGTTAACGTCATTTGCGATTACAATCATAGAACATTTTCTAAGATCGATAACAGGCGAAACAGTAGACGTTTGTGATGACATACCAAGTTGAATTTTAAACGACTTGTCTCCATCGAGATCATTTTGCTCATTTGAATATGAGCGAATAGCAGCATCGATAGTCAACTCTGTGGTTTTATCTGGCACAAAATTCTCATACGATGTCGATGCTCTTGTTTCGGAACCAGTATTTGTCGTGGCAGAATATGAAAAAATAAGTTGACATGGAGTATGATCCATATATGCAAGATTCGCACCCAATGCATTCAACACCTTATCTTCAAGTTCTGCTATTAGAGCATGAGAAGAGCCGTTGCCTACTCGGTCATTGACAGTGAAGTTTCCGCTCTCGACATAAATCTTAGCAACGTTATATAGAGTATCGTAAGTATGAGCAAAGCCGGAATTAAGAGTAACACCGATATTTGCATTCGATCCGCCAGTCATAGTCAAAGTTGGATTGCTGGTGTATCCAGCGCCGGGATTTGTCACTGCTACATTAGTCACTGCACCACCGGTAACAGTAACTGCAACCGTAGCATTGGTTGTTGCACCACCACCTGAAAGAGTGCGAGAAACAACCGTTGCAACTGTGTATGTTAGGCCTGTTAGTGTGCCAGCAGTAGTTGCGATTGCGGCACCAGCTTGAGTTGTTAGCGTGAATCCAGTAACAGCGCCAACCGAACCGGTAACAGCAGAAACCTTATAGACAGTTCCTGTGGCATAACCAGATATTGTAGCAGTACCACCTAGAGTACCAGTGATAGTTACGAGATCACCAACAACAAGTTTCGAAGCGCCGCAAGTAAACTGTCCTGCGGTTCCAGAAACAGCAACAGTAGCAACAAGGGCACTACCATAACCAGTGCCTGCGTTGATTATATTAAACGAGAATCCATGAATTTTATCGCCTGGAGAAAATTCAGAACTTGAGAAGGAATCAAATTTTGCGTAGTCGATATCGTGAGTATTCAGTGCAACCGTACCAGTTGTGCCGATTGCAAAGTTTGCTCTCTGTAAACTAAACTTGATATCTTCTGCTTGATATGCTGTCCAAGTTCTGTTGTTCGCTGAGGTAAATAGAACGCCGATATTAGGTTGTTCTGAAATACGAGTTGTTGTATTAAGTTGGTTTTCACCCAATTCAGACACCCAAATTTCATAGTTAGGGTCATTACCCGCAGGAAGAAGAACAAAACAATATTCGGTATTGTTTTGCAAGAATACTGGCGACGGGAAAGTAAACTTAGTTGACGTAGCACCATTTTCGGCATCGATGTTTACCTGACCAGGAGATAATGTTACTTCACCGAAAGGAATTACTCTATCACCCGGATAACCATTTACCACTTCTCGTAGTTGCATGGTAATAGGATTTGTGGTAGATTTTTTCTTAAAGTAGGTATCTATAGAAGTCACATAACATCCGAACGGCACATCAGAAACCATAAACGTCTGAGCGATTGGGTCGAGGTTTGGTCTACCGCGTCCTGTTGGGCGCGGCTGGTCGTCAAACATTGGTGGGTCTGGCACAACGGGTGGGTCAGGTTGAACAACTGGGGGCGGCTGAACAGGTGGAGCAGGATCGGGAGCAGTTACCTGAGTAACATTAGTTATCTCAGTGATGTTATTGGTAACGTTGGTCACAGATGTATTATTGATGTTTTGTGTAACCTGAGTGACTTCGGTAACATTTGTGGTATTATTGATTGTAGTAAATGTATTATTTACTACTGTTGTTTGAACAACACCAACTGCTCTTTCGCCTAGTCGATTTGTTGTCGTATTGCTATCGGAAACTGATCTGCTATCCGACAGATTTGAGGTTGCCAGATTAGCAACTCTTGTAGAAATAACAGTATCTTGAACGCTTTGTGATAAACCATTCGCAGAGAATGTCATCGAGGCAGCGGTAGTAATAAACTTGAGTCTGTTTTTAGAATCATCGGTAAGTCTGAATAGCTTTTCTCCGACGCGGAAAGTACCAGCAGGAATTCTGAATTGACCAAAGCATTCACCTGCCGCATTCGTAATTAGTGGTGCGCCATAACTGCCAGCAAGAGATGAGTTTTGAACCGAATTTGTTGTACCACTAACAATCCCAGACAGTGGGCGACAATGAGCCTCAACAGTAGCACCGTCAAAGAATGGATATACACGAGTAAGCGGCTTCATTCTCGTTGCTTTAAACGTCACAATAATAGAACGCATAAACGGAACGATAGAAGTATTTGTTACTCTAGGACCAATTCGTTGAGTTTGTGTTTCCGGCGTTACAGTAAGTTGAACGCCCTGACGAGTTTGTCTTTGTTCTGTTGTCGTTGTTACGATAGCAATATCTTCTTGGAATAGAGTATCGCCTCGTATGGCAGTGTTACCCGCTGCCGTTTGTGTGTTTGTAGTAACTCTACCCGTTCCGGTATCTTGCCAATCTTCCCACTGAGTGCCCCATGCATCGGCAAGAGTTTCCCAAGCATCATAGTTACCATCAAAATTAGCAGAAATATCAGGAAGAACAGAAGTGTCTGTCCAGTTATCAACAGGAGGATCCAGTTCTATTTCACCGATATATGTAAATAGTAGGTCGCCCGTGCAATTACGGAACTTAGATGCTTGTAATTGAGACATCATCGTAAATTCTGTATACGGTAGTGTCAGTAGATCGCCGGTTTTTGTAATATTGGTAGAGTTTGCTGAATCATATTGCAGGTCCACATTTTCCATGAAGAAGAATGGACGCATTTCTTTTGCGTTCGGATCAATAGCAATATGGTATTCATTACTTAAAACATTGCCGACATTATGCCCGGTGAATGCATCTACAAGAATACCGTTCTTAAAGCGATCTAGGCCGTTGGTATCAGTAATACTCAAATCACTGGCAGATTTTTCTAGTAGATTTAGCGAAGTGTAGTATTCCAGTCGATTCAGTCGTTGTTCTAGCTGACCAATATCGCGCATTGTATAACGACGATTATCAATCGTCTTATACTTAACCCCATAATCCGGTCTACCCACAGATTTAGCAACGTTGGGTGCCAGAGAAGGATACGGCGGAATATCTACAACCGCGATAGATAAAGAATTCTCCGGTTCTACTGGTTCAAGTGGACTTAAAGAAGATACACCATATACAGAGGAAAATACACCCTCGTCGTCCATAACAATTCTATCTTTACGTCCCAGATAATACTCAATGTCCGTAGTAAATTGTTCTGTTGGGAAAGGTGTTATAATAGCCGCGCCAGTAGGACCACTAGGTGAAGAACCTACTGCAGGATTAACTGTCGCTGAGCCAGGGCTTGTCGTGAATGTAATAGTATCATCCCAGCGAGGACGAAAATCTAGTGTGTCGCGAAGATCATATGTGACCCCGGAAGTTGTAGAGGTATAAATTGGAATTTGTTCTGTGCGAATTTTGCCCGCCGGTGTAGTTTCGTCATCTACCTGATATGAATCAACGGTGTAGAAGTTGTATACAGTAGATGGAGAACCACCATGAGTAAAATAGTCAAATGTCACAACCAACTTTTTGTCTGTTAGCGTAAGACTTGCACCTGGTTTTTTAACAATTCTGGCGTTCGCATAGAAGCCGTCTCGTTGACCATTATCAAAGTTGAACAACGAAGTCACATCTGTTCCGCTTGCCTGAATATCTGCCGCGGCATCATCGAACTCACCGATCTTGACCGTGCGAAGTTTGTAACCATCAGACGCACCTAAATTATATGTACCTGTGGTGTTGCCACTATCTTCTGTGTCCAGAACAACAACTGCACTTTCTTTAAGTTCCTTGGTTACTTTATTTGCACCTGCAACTTGCACCTTACAGTGAACGCGAATGTTTGTGGCCGCGTTGATTGTTCCTGGGAAAGTTATTGTAATCTGTGTTCCGGTATTAGTTACAGTTACACTAGCAGTAGATTGTAGATTTAATACTGAACCAATTTCATATGCCACATTATTAATAGTGCAAGCGGCCTTGGTAGTAATTAAGATATTATCTAGAATTTCTGTGTTAGTCAGTGTTCCAACAGTAAACGGAAAACTCTCAGGTGAACTTACCGAGAATGTAATAGTGTTGCTGCCATCAATAGTGTCATCAAATTGTTTGCTATAGACAAAACTATTGTCAACAGAAACAGGATTTGTAGTCTTCAATGCTCTAGCAGGAAACTTGAAAAGAAGGCTGTTGAACTTACTCTCGTATAGGTATGCTTTGCTATCCACGAGAACAACATTCGCATGACCATCGGCAGTGGTATCATAGTAAACGCCCTTAACATCTTCAAAGTTAAATGAAGATGTCATTTGAATGTCGTAGAGATACATGCGGAATTGCGTATTATATGCACCTGGTGTGCCAGTCTCGTGAGCAATATGGCGGACTCTAGCTGTACCGATTTGTGATCCTGGTGCGCCTGTAGCAGATTGTGCGCCCCCCGTTGGAGAACCAGAAGTACCAATAGCATTCGCTGCGGTACCGCGAAGAGATACAGTATCCCCAGCTGCAATATCCCAGTTACCGCAGAAATTGTCAACTAGAATATAGCTACCAAATGCAGTAGAAATAGGAACTTCATTTACAACCTTAGTTGTATTTCCTTTTGGAACAACTATATATTCTGTTTGTCTGGTTTCGTATGCATAACCGCGAACATATGCTTTACCTGCTTCGATACCAATTGCTAAAAGTGTCTCATCACCACCGGCTGCGGGGGTTGTCGCATTATATGGTATTAGACCGCTATTGGTTCCGGTGTCGAGGTGTTCCTTGATTAAAATAGGAAACGCTTTTACGGTATAGTTACCAGATTCATCGAAAGTGCGCTTTGCAAGATTGCGACCAAGGTCGGCATAAATGCGGTCTTCGCTCATAACATTTTGTAACTGACCAGCAACAACTGTTATATACTCAGAGAACTCGTCACCTGGCGTGGCATCAAGCGCATATTTAACCAGAGATGCGGTCGTCACATATCTGTCGGCACCTGGCGCGGCATAGTTGAATGTACCTTGTGCGGGATCCAAAAGATCGGGGTCAGTTTCATGTGTGACGATACTTTCTACAACCTCAAAACCAATTCTAAAATAGGGATCTGCATTATATTTTAGTAGTTCGAGAGTAGTTTTAGTAAAAGGAAGAAACTTACCATCTAGAAAAATAATACCATCATCTAGAGTTACAAATGACCCTCTACCATAATAATAATTGCCTTCCTCAAAAGAATCATCTACTACAAAAGTATCAGTAACTTGAGCGGCGGTTTCAGATTCTATTACACGGATTGTTTCACCGGGAGAAAAGTGAACTGCGTCTGTGGATCCATCACCCGTAAGATATCTTAAATAAAGTGTGTTAAGATCGGGCGAGTCCTCTTCCGAACCGCCGCTCACATAAATAATTTCTGCTTGTATCGAAGATGTTAAGCCAATTACTTTAGCACCGACATAATCCTCAATATCTTGAATCAAAAATCCAGAAGCATCTTCATCTAGAACTTTAACGAAATCCCGAGCGGTGTCAAGTTTGAACTCACACCCAGCAACTACCGACCCATTTTTAAAAACATGGTTGCCGAATTTTCCAACCTGATCCTGAAGAATGGATTGAAGTTGTGTTAATTCTCTTGCCTGAACAGCATAACCCGGCTTGAACAGAATTCTATTATAATTGTTTGCAATCGCATCCGCAGCATCATCATAATACGGGGATACATTTAAGTCCAAGGCCATGTGTAACTTCTTTCTTAAAAGTTAATAACTGTTCTAATATTTTCTACTTGATCTGCTTGTCTATTAATAGGCAGACGATTTTCTATATAAAGAATTTCGCCTGTAGTATTAATAACATCCGGACTAGTTAGACTATTTATAGTCAATGCAGTAACGCTCGTTCTATTATTTGTCAAAACAGAATCTACTGTGATAACTGGAATTACGGGAAGAAGGTATACTTGATCTGTAGCTTCTTTAATCTGAGCAACAATAAATCTACCGCCATTGTCTGTCGAAATGGAATCATCATTTGAATAAACGGTAGTATCATCAACTGTAATTACATAACAGGTAGTGCCAGTGTCTGCCATAAAATTGGCCAGTCCATCGTCTAGTGGATTTTTAACAATACCAAGTTGACGAAAATCGTTGTTGTAAAAGTAATCCGATGTATCGTTAGTTAAATTAACTGAAAGACACACTGTTTTAGCATATAGTTCTTTTACTGGATTTGCGCCGTGGCCATAATACGGCGAAACGGTAGCTGTTGCTGTTGCGCCAGAACCGAAACCAAGAATATTACTAAATGATATCTCGGCAAAAGTATATCCTGTACCAGGGTTAGTAATATCAACACGTTCAATTCTACCCAAATCATCTACAAATGCCACTGCTTCTGCGCCAGATCCATCACCGGATATGGTAACAAGAACGTCTCCTGAAGAATAATTCTGTCCAAGTTGTAGTAAATTAATTCTATCTACAGTGCCTGGAACTGCCGCAGCCTCGATGTTTTCTTGGTCTAAAGAAACTGGCTCATTACCTAAGGATACTTCTGCGGCGGCGCCAGCACCCGTTTCATTATCTACAATTTCAATATATGCAAACGAATAGCCTCTGCCCTGATTAGTAATGGTAATATCTGTAATTGCACCTGCGGTAACTACCGGAACCGCTGTAGCTCCTACACCGTCACCCTGAATAAGAACTGTCGGTAAATCTCCTGAGACGTATCCTGAGCCGCCAGAAGTTACGGTGATATCATCAATTTCGCCATTGATGTCGAATAACGGAACACCTACTCCTGCCATCTTACGAACTGGAATAAAATCGGGAGTAAGAAACTTTAATTCATCTGACGCTTCTACCTTAAACATGTATTTCCATACATAACCATCTGAAAGTATGAATGCATTAGTAACATCTGTGCTGTTGGGTTTATTAAAACTTGGCGCACCATCGTTATTGTTCAAACATTTGTATACACGCATATCATCTGTCAGGACATAGAAGTTCTTTGTTGACAAATCATCAACGTCATCGTAATGATCATAAATGGTACCAGCCACCCAATTGATACGACGAATCATCATAACAGCATCCGAGGCTTGGACACGTTTAACAAACATCATATTTCTATGTGTTTGACTGTTATAAGACTCGGTATCGAGTGGGGTTTCTGGTGTGCCGACAACTGGCCATTCTGTGGTTTTACCCACAAAGAAATAAAAGAAGTCGTTCTCGTTAGCTACGTCACGATAGAAACTTCTTGCTAGTTCATTTCTAGCCAATGTTCTTAGCAATAGAGCCACAGTTTATTACCTATTATTCTACAGTGACAGTCCAAGTGATTGTCATCGAGTCACCTGCAGCCTTGTTGATAACTGCAAACTCGGTACGGCAAAGCATTGTGCCCGCCGATGAAGCGTTGAAAATGCCTGCTTCTGTAACAGCACCCGTGCCGGTACCAGCTGGGAACGCAGCAACATATTCTACGGAGTTGCTTGTAACTGTAGTAGAAAATAGCGTGACGCGCGCCAGTTGTGTTTGTAGGGCAGTATCACCGGCAGCAGGATCAGTTGTACCCGAGCCGATTGCCATGTGAGACATTGCTGTTGCAGTGGCGTCCTTCATGCGCGATGCGATGTAGTCTAGGCCTGCATCAACAACGAGGTTGGTTACATTAAGTTCTTGCTTAAGGTTGCCTGTATTGTCATTGACAACGATAGACAGCTTACCTGTAGCTGAAAGAAAATCCTTATTTCTCATGAGTATTATACCTTCTTCTTGTGTTAAATAGAATTGTTACTTCCAACGTAATCGCCTGCTTCATAAGCGCCAGAAGTGTAATCGTATGACCAGTATTCTTGTATATTTATATTGCCAATTTCACTTGCGGTAGAAATTTCTACTAGATTTTTACTGATACTAGAGTGCGTATCTTCCATGGTGTGAAGCGTAGACTGTGCAGCCTTGCCGGGTTCAATAATTTCGATGTTCTCATTGACACCATTTGGTAAACTATCGCTGGGTGCTTTATTTACCAATAGTGAATTATTATCCGAGACAGAAACACCATCGATTAATGTTTTTGTAAACGAAGTTTCTAAAACATCCGTGACTGTAGGTTCATCATTTGGTATAGGTTGTGTGGAATAAATTGAGTTGATAGTTTCGGTTGCAATTACGGTTTCATTAATTAACTTAGTAATTACCATATATGGTATACTATCACCCGATGCAACTGTTTCTGTTAGACCTTTACCCGCTTGGATGGATGCGGTATCAGAAGAAGTAACAATATCATCACCAGATATATGCTCAAAAGTAGTTCCTCCAATTGAAACATAATAACCAAATGGCATTGTAGCACCAGAAATAATAGTAATAGCACCTTCGTTATCGATACTAATAGTCATAGTATAAAGACCACCATCTTTAGTTATATCAAAGGTGGTGCCATAAAACGCACTGGCGTTATCAAACGGAGTAACATAAGAAAATGATACGTTCTTACCGACATGAGATACATGTTGCTCCTCGGCAAGATATGTATCATTAAGTGTCTTTCTAAACACCACTGCAATATCATAATCTACACCGAGAGTTTCAACTGCATGAAGATTTTCAATTGGGAATTCGTAGAAGTGAATTGGTTGACGAGCAACTTCAAATGACACACCCAATTCTAGGGTGCTTCTAATTAATAGTTCACTGAATACGGCCATACCTGCTGGGTGCACAGTGTTTTTCACCATTGTCATCCAGTTAACAGACGGCACAGTGGAACGAAGAACATACGAATAATTTTGATAATAGTAATTGTCTTGAAGTTTATTAACATCCGACAACATACCTTGACGATTCTGGAATCCTTCTTGTATCGAAGTTATTGCTCCAGTAGTGAAGCTAAGAACACAATTTGATCCAGATGTCGATGTTATCGTAGTTGTAAAGTTCTCTGCTTCAAATCCACTGCCACTTGATAAGATTCTTACCTTCGTGGGTTTCCCCTGAGCATCAACGCTATCAATAATAATGCTGGCTCTATTATCAATTCCAAACTGGACATAATCGCCAGCAAAATAATTTAGAGCCGTATCTGGGAAACTGAATACATATTGTCCAGTCGATCCACTTTCAAAAATTGAGTATACTTCACCTTGTAAGAAGCCGTAATTCGGTGTACCAGAAATGCTAACAATATCTACAATGTCTGTAATGCTACGAGTAAGATAACCATACTTATCTGTAAACTCATCAATATAAACAAACGACCGTATGGTATCGGTACTAAACGATACGATAGTGGATTCTTCTGTGTATCCAGTTCCTTCAGTTAACATCGAAACATATTCGATACCACCGGTGCCATTTAGATACGCTTGCGCTGTTGCTCCAGTAGCTCCAATATCGGAAATGAATGTAACGACTGGAATTGCATTGTAGCCACTACCAGCTGCATCCATGGCATCGATGAAACGCTGTTCGTCGCCAGTACCTGCAGAGGTAAAATTGATAAAGTATTCTTCAGATAACACATGAAAATTACCGACGCCCGCCGAGGTAAGATTCAATTCATTATATGTAGTAATAGTTACATAATCACCAGCAAAATAAGTGTCATCTAAACAATATCTTGGATCACTATCGAATAGAGATTCCGCAAGTTTGATTGTATTGTTATCAATTTTAATAACATAATACACACCGGAATCATCCAGCCCGCCAATTTCGGTAGAATCTGCCTTATATACCACCAGATCACCGGTATTATAACCATGTGCCGCTATCGTTATAGTATTAGTTGAAATGTTTACATTAGCACTTCTAACAAAAGTCTTGATAGGAGCTTGTTGCAACGCAATTTTGTCACGATACAATCGAAAATATCTATTATCAATTACTTTAACAAAATATTGTCTGTATGGAATTAATCCGCCAATTGCCGAGCCTTCCATAGGATCATAGATAACACAATCACCAGTTGTGAACCCATGGTCTGGAATATAAAATCTGGCATATATGTCAAAGTTTTCAGTCGGATCAAAAACTCTAGAAGAAACTGCCGGGTCACCAGTAATGGCCTTTATTTCACCATCAACAACAAGGGGCCCGGCACTTGCGCCTGCACCGGGAAGAATGATTACATCATTTTCTTCTTGCTTAACATAAAGTTCATATGTTGGAACAGTAGAGTATGCTAGTCTCGTTACTTCATCAACTGTAATATTGTATGTCTCAAACGTAGAAACGCTACCAATATCAATGTGTGAGTAAATCTTGGCCCTTTTACCCTTTAAATCAAACGGGTCCAATAAGATAGTATCGTCTGTTGTGATACGCATCTTTTCGCGATTTACCCATATACCATCAGATGGTTTTAATACAAACTTTGATGGATATATAATCTCAACATGTTCGTTAAAGAAAGTTCTAAAAATGAATAGAATACTTTCTTCTGACCCCTTTGCTTCATAAAACTCTCTAATGAATTTTATAAGGCGACGATCCGTAATAAGCGAATCTTTAGGAAACATCTGTAGATATTGTTCACGAAACGAGGGAATAAAGGTTTCAAGTGTATTATTGATATCGGAAAACGAGCTGGCATTCAATAGAACATTATTCACCTCTCCATCCTGATCTAGAAACTCATAGTATTTTTCTAGAAAAAGAACGAATTGCGGGAATTCGGCTCTGATATAATCTGGAACTTGATTTGCAATCAAATATGCCAGAGAATTTTTGAAATCCGACATGTATTAAGTTCCGATTATATTGATTGTAGTGCCTGTGATATAATTTCCAGTACCAGAGATAGTAGAAGTATCTTGTGCTAAAACTAAATTCTTATTTGCATACGGGGTGACCGCATACGTATAGGAAATATCCTCATTTACTGGTGCCATAATGATGTCCGGCGATGACCCGTGTGGCTTAATATAAATTCTAAGATAAAGATCCGTACCAGAAATAGTATTAATATACAAACTAGGTATCAAGATTTTACCTGTTTGATAATCTATTGTTCCTACGGCAGTTGATATCAGAAGATTGTTTTCGTCATATAAATCTAATACACCCGGCAGCGAATCATCTTCGGTATAACTGTCTCGAAGATAACATGTTACTTGCTTGCCCGATGGTAATATCGTGGTAAAAAGGTTTGATCTTACACTATTAGGTGTGATTGTAGTATTGTATGCAAATGAAATTCTATTATTTTCGGCCGTGAATGGCTCATATGCTCTATGTAGATTCATTTCTATATTGGTGGCATAGATAGAAGTTGAAACAGAATTTAATAATTCTAACAATTCTGAATAGTAAAAGTTCTTTTTTACTTTAGAAGTTGTATTTACAAAATAACTCGCTAAGTATTCAGACATAGTATTCTGAATAACAGAAGCCGACACTGACGTATTATTTTTTAAATATCTGGCTGTTATATTAAAACTAACATACAGATATGAAGGGTCCACAAATACTGGCTGAATTCCAACGACACCTCTAGGCTTTAGAATGTCCCGTGCAATAGATGTCTTATCGGATTCCGTGATAACACTATTTGGCAGAGGCTCAATTGAAACGAAAACTTTACCGTAAATAGGGGGGTCATTATCTTCTCCGCCCCAAACAGCTATCGAATTGATGTTGGCGAATTGACTCTCGATTAGTGCTGTGTAGTCCTCAGCGGTTACGGCTCTATTCTTTGTAGCATTGAATTTAGGTGCAATGAAGCGAATTGAATCAGTTGATTGGGCTTCTGCGCCGCCAAATGCAGTGGCGGCCGAAACAGAAATTATTTCTCCTGTTCCAAGAATTACAGATTTTGCGGATAATCCTGTGACAGAGTTTGCGCCTATCCCACCACTTACAATATAGTCTATAGTAACAATATTACCGACTGTTAATTTTTTACCCAAAACGTTATCACCAAAACGAACTTCAATTAATCCATTTGCATTTTCTTCCACAAAGAATGCTCTTGAAGTTTCCGTGAGTGAAACGATGTTCTGATTTTGAACGAATGTTTGAAGGTCTAATTCAGATGAAGATGTTTGGACTCTACATACTATTGTAGAAGTGTCAACATTTCTATTTAAAAGTTCGAACGGCCCAGACACAGTATCTGCCGTAACGGTAAAGAAGTTATTGGTTCTTACACCTTCGATTAGAGTTACAACGAAAGTAAAAGTTCCGTCTGCTTTTGTTGCAGTAATATCGTCTTCAGGATAAAATGTATACGTAACACCATCTGAACCAACTCCCTTAAACCCTAGGTTTTTACTTAGAGTTGCCGTGCTGGATGTATACGATGCCGGAGGAGTTATTTCAATAGTGGCCTCAACTCTAGCGGAACGAATTGAGCGAGGATTATATCCAAGAGACTTAGAAATCGAAACGACAGACGATCTTTTTACCGCACTGTCTATGAACATTTCATTTGCGAGAAGGTGGGCAAGCGTTGCGTTATAGTGAGTATTATACGCAAGTAGGTCAATTAAAACTGATAGACCAGATCCATCAAAGTTGTAGTCCGCAAACTCAGTTTGACTTTGTAGATATGTCTTTAGATTTTCTCTAATGCCAAAGAAATCTAGTTCGGTAACATTTAATTGAGCCATATTATCTGCTTCTTCTTAGAATAGTTGAAAAGTTAAAAGGACCTTCAATACCAAAGACATAAAAAGTAATGTTTACCGTAAAAGCATTTGCATCATATTCAGGAATAACCTGTATGTCTTGCGCTCTAACTCTTGGCTCATATTTGTTAATCAATATTTCAAGTTCTAGTTGTAATCTATTGGCCGTAATAACATCGATATTTTCAAACAATAATGCATATATGGGAGACCCTAATTTAGGTTGAAAAGGTCGCTCATAGAATCTAGTAAGCACTAGAGTTTTAAGAGATTGTTTAACTGCATTGACATCATATTTCTTCGCAACATCACCCGTCACAGGATTAGCTGCAAATGAAAGATCGAAGTCTGAGTATATTCTGTTTACTTTTTTAATAGCCATAAGTATATTTATACATTAAATTAGCCTCTGAGACCAGGCATTTGATCAAATTGGCCTTTCTTTCCATACGCTTTGTCCTCATAGAAACTTTGTGCCCAGCCTCTAACAGCCAATGTTGAAGGTTGTCTTAATCCAACGTGAACCCATGGACCATTACAACGCGACGGCGCATGTTCGTAAAGGAGCTGATCATAAGGAATCCCCAATCCTGCAATAATATTTGCAACATCGCGGTGTCTACCGCCTCCATATCCGCAACTTGCGAACTGCATATCAATCCCCCAGCCAACATTATGGGCTGAGCCATTTGTTTTTGGGCGTAGAGTTGATGTAATCACAAAACCTTTACCGAAACGTTCTCTAATAGGATCGACACAAAGAACAAAAAGATCCCGCAAGTTTTGAACTATTTGATATGCCGTCCATCTTCTACCTGCGCAAGATTTTGAGCCAGGAATACTAGCTGAGCCTAGTGCAGTGTTTAAGGCACCTTGTAATGTGTAGTAGTGAGATAGCTTAATACTAGATGCCAGGGCATTATAGTTACCAGTTGAGGGAATTGCCGGTAGCTTATTTCCTTTAAAATCTGTGGCAGTGCTTCTAAGTCCGGCTGCAGGTGGCACCGGAGTGCCTGGTTCGGTAGATGTCGGTGCGCCACCTTCATCGCCCATGAAACTAGGACTACCGTCACTGTTAGCGCCTGCACAACCAGCATCCTCATAAGCAGATTCATTTGTACCAGGTGCTTGAGTAGTTTCTGTCGGTTGAGTGGCGGGGGCGGCGGGGGCGGAAGATGGGGCAGTAGGGGCACCACCAGCCGGAGGCGCCATCGTAGTTGTTGGCGTATTAGAGTTTGCTGCCGGTGGATTTGTTGGTGGTGTTTCTGCCATATATTCCTCTTATGCCAACGATGTATTGGGATTTAATGCCGTATCGTCGTTGATTGTCGCTTGTTCTGGGAAGGAGATTCCACCCGCTGAATTTAGAAGCTGACTACTACCGCCTGACCCCGCCGAAGTAAGACCATCTGGACCACCGATAATAGGTGATGCCGAGACAGATACTGGCTTTTCAATAGGAATTGGATTTGCAAGTGTTGCAATCTTAGCGCCAGTTGCTTCACTTGCAGGATCCGCAGAATTTGCATTACCAGCAGTTACCGCTGATCCTGGTTCGGTAACAGAAGCAGATGTAGGACCAGATATCGGAAGATCGTGAGTGCTTCCACCATTAGTACCAGTATCAGTTCCAGTTGCTCGAAGATTTGTGCTACCAGCATTCAGTGTGGAGACATTCGCAGTTGTAACGTCAAGAGTTGGTGTATCAATTGCTGAAGAAGCAACAAGAGGTGCCTTAAGATTGATATTGCCCACACCCTCTACGTTGACAGCAGCGCCAGACTTGACGTTGGTTGCTGCCGCAGAGTTAACATTCACTGCATTACCAGACTTGACATTAACTGAATCCGCTGCTTGTGCGTTTATCACATTTGCGGACTTGATATTTGTAGAAGCAATGGATTCTGTATTAACCGAACCAGCAGACTTGATGTTTGTATTACCAAGCGATTCGATGTTTGTATGTGTACCAGACTTACTATCGATAGTTACGGCGGCCTTGCTCAAGATTGAACCATCTGTGTCTTGATTGATATTGCCAACAGATGTATGATAAGAAACTCCAGATACCTTAACATGATAATCACCCTTAGATGTTACTTTATAACCGCTTGCGGTAAGGTTATGAGTGCCATCAATTGTCGAATTGAAGTTGCCTGCACCATGTATTTGCATGTCGCCTTTATTATCGTGCGAGAATACACCATCGTTTCTAATGAAGATACCGCCGCCTACAGATAGACCAAAGTGGCCAGCAACGTTTAGATTGAAGTCATTATGAACATCCATGTTGACCTTACCATTCATAGTAAGATTTGCATCGCCCATAATCATAACATTACATTCACCTGCAACGTGAACATTCGCCCGGCCTTCAATTAAAATATATCCGTTGTTGTCGATAATTGTATAGTTATCACCAACAACGCGAGTTACTTGTGTTCCGTCAGGGCCGATTTCATTAAATGATCCTGATTTATGTGCAGTATGAATACGTTCTGCACCAGGAGTATCGTCGATTTCTTGAACGTGACCCGACTCGGATGCAGTAACCTTATTAAACGGATACTGTGCGGCATATGCAGTCTTGGGTTGCGACCAAGATCCACCGTTTCTACCCGCTTTTGGAATATCTCTTTTGCGAAGAGCATTCTTGGCTGCCGGAGATGCACCAGAACTTAGACTTTCCTGATTTGCACCCTGTGATGTCGGGTTATTTTGAATATGAGGAGAATTTATGCCCACCGCAAGAGGATTAGTATCTGGTTTACCACCGAGAGACTTCTTGGGATATTGGCCTCTTGGATCACCGAAGCCGTTTTCAGTATCATTTGTTACTGGAATATTCGCAGCATCCGATGGGGCTTGTGTCAATGACTGCGCGGTATCTGCCGCGGCGGGATGTTCTACGCTATCTGCTTGTAGTGGATTTGTATTCGGAGGAGCTGTTGCGATAGGCGGAGCAACTCTCGTCACTTCTTTTTGTGAAGACGCGAACCCTTTTTGATCTTCTACAATTGTAGTTGTTACTACAGAACCATCGCCATATTTTTCGGTGACAACAGTAGTCGTTGAACCGTCTTCACCTGGTTTACTTGCACCCTGAGAGGCTACTGGAGTATTATTACTAAAAGTTTTCTTGACTTTCTCAAGATTTGTAGTATACTCACCGGCAATGCCAGACTTGGCACTAATAAGATCATTTGATAGTGCAGTATCTGGTCCAAGTGGAGGATTATTAGTATCTCTAACCCATTTATTATAGTTAAAGATGATGTCTTTTTGTTCTCTCTTTAGAGAAGTAATAACATCAAGCCATGCTTCTGCGGTAGGAAGATCCCACTTAGCTGTTGACGTATCGCCCGCGGAAACCTCTTGCGTCAATTCAACAATGTCTCGCATCGTGGATTCAATTTCGCGAGTTAATTGGGCGTCAATACTTTCCTGCCATTCAGGTCTGTTCAGAGATATAATATATTTTGTTCTATCTGGTTGATAGTTTATCGGTTTTAGTCCGTCGACCTGTATTGCGTAGTTACCTCCAAACGGAATAACTGTGGCAATTATTGGAATCTCTCTGAGTGGCAGCGCCCCGCTATTTTGAGGATAAAGAGCATTTCCAAGATTTTGTTCAAAGATTTTAGGTGTTTTTGGAGTATAGTTATTGATACGTTCTTGCTTAATTGCACCATCAATAGCAGAAATCAGTATCGAATATTGAGGAGTTTTTATATCTGTCTTATCAATCAAGTTTACAGAAGCAATCGGTTCACCTTTAGATGATAGTGTGACAACACCATTAGATGCTGTCCATTGATATGAAACTTCAACTGAGCCATATGTAGACTTCATTGGATTGGGGTCGACAGGCGGCGAAGAAGCCTGCGTTGGTCCTCCTACCGCAGCCGCAATTTGCGTAGACGGTAGCGCAGGAACTGCATCCGCAGACGCTGCACCTGTTTGAGGAGTTGGAGGAACAGAAGCGGGGGATACCGGCAAGAACGACGAAACAATTTCACCTTCTGCTGGCTTTTCGGTGGTGGTAGGTGAAGAACCGCCCAACATTCCTGAAACATTTGATGCTGCATTTGACAACGCACTTGTAACGTTGCCCGTGGCAGAGTTGAGTGCTCCTTGTGCGTTACCAGCTATACCCGAAACCGCGCCAGTTGCCGCTGATACAGCGCCCGTAACATTTGATACCGCAGAAGCACCAAGGGCAGCGGCGGCGGCGGATGGATTACTTGCACCGGCTGTAACAGCCGTAAGATTGTTTGCCAGATCAAGGCCGGATGCGACGGTCGTGCTGGAATTAAGTAATCCACTTGCCGCTGCGTTGGCCTGGTTCCTCAATGTTTCCATCGAAGCAGAACCAGCACTACTAATGAGCGCAGTCAATTCTGGCTTACTTACACCGATTGCGCTAATAGAGGCTGCTTTTGCCTGTTCAAACTTATCAAGTAATCCCGGTTTAGCACCCGTCTGTTCTATCAACGTAGTATTAAGTGCTGGAATAGCCGCGCCTACGTTGCCCATCTTGTTAGTTTCGGATGCGATTAGGTCAGAAATTTTCGCGGGATCGGTAACACCATCAATTGCGGCACGAAGAAGTGCGGTTGCACCCGGAGGACACATACCGCGACGATTTAATTCATTGATTACCGCAGTCTGCGAATCGTTGGCTAGACCAAATCCAGACTTTAGAGATTCACCAATAAAACTTAACGATGCCGGATCTACTTTGCCGCTTGCCCCTGCCGCACCGAGTGCAGCACCTACTGCTTCTGTGGCAGTATTTTCAACATCGGCTGCCAGCGCGGTAATCTGTCTTGCGAGTGATGTATTAGATGCGGCAGAACTTGCCGTAGTAGTCACGCCATTTCTAACAGCAAGGGTATTAATAGATGGAACCCTACTGGTAACTCCACTAACAGAAGATGAAATGTTTGATATCGATCTCAATGCAGAAGTAGTATTTGCTGGCAATATACTTGACGCCGCGGCCAAAGCATCTTTAGCCTTATTGATTTCGCTGAGTTTATCTTTGATTGTTGATGCTGCTATTCCCAGTCCAGCATCTAGTATACCACCAATATCAGCAGGAATAATTCCATTTTTAACTAGTCCAGAAATGACTCCGTTTATATTTTTACCAGATAGAACATCAGCCAGATCTTTAGCAGTTTCTATTAGAGCCTTGGTACTTATTTCTGTTGTTGGTGCTCTTACGCCGGATTTTAGTAATGGCTTATCGCTATTAGTCTCTTTTGGTTTTTCAGCGACCGAGTTATATCCAATATCATACCAATACTTCGAGTTGATGCCATCCGAATTGGATTTAATAACACCTTGGGCAAAACTAATAGCATCATCTAATTTTCCACAAAGCGCAACGGAAAGTAAGCCTGCTACAGTTTCCTTAGAAGTGTTTTCATTTACAATCTTCGCATTGCTTAAATCTACGTATGCTTTCTTTAGATAGTAGTATGCCGCCTTATCTTGCATTTCTTCCGATGTTACGAAAGAAATCATACTTCTTACGGCAGCCTCATGGTTTAGAGGAATAGGATTATATAAGAAGAAATACTGGATATTATTGGCGGCTTCTCTCTTGTAAGGCGCGAAGTCATATTCACCCGCAGTATCTTGAACTGCCTCTGCGTATGACTTAACTCTTTCGGCGGCACCCGGGCGACTGCCATTAATCTGAATACAATCTTCTGCCCATTCTTGTATTTCTGGTTTTAGAAAATCAATATCAATAAGTTGTGATATCGTCATTCTATATGCGCCGTATTCACCGCGATTGTGAACTTTGCGCCATATGTTTCTCTTACCGCTGACAACATATTTTCTAGAAATTGCTTGTTGACATGCTACGAGAACTTTTACACAGTCTTCTTTTGTTAATTTACCGGGCGAACCGATATCTGGCAATTTTGCTGTAGTAGTTTGATATCCAGAACTTGCCTTAGAAGTTTCAATCGTAGTGGGAACAGCCCTTAATACTTCGGTTGCTGCTTTAGAAACATTGAGAGGAACATCTGCAATTTTTAATGCACCGGTTATCACACCAGAAATATTTCCATTTGATGCCGCAGTAAGAATGCTTAACCCATTTGATAATAATTTGCTAGTAGTTTTATCGATAACTCCACTCTTAGTAAGAGTTGTGAGCAACTTATTTGCATTAGAAACTGTATTTCCTGGTAGAGATGACGAAGAGACATTAATCTGTTTAGTTAAACTATTTGCGCCGGTCTTTGATAGCAAGCCTACTGCCGCTAATCCACTAGTTACCGCAGATAAACTCGGAGTTTTTCCTTGTTCGATTGTGTTTGCTAAAGATAAACCAGACTTGACTGCCTTGGCTTGATCTCGCGACAAAACGCCAGCTGAAGACAGTGCATTTACCGTTGATGATAAATCAGGAAGTTTACCAGTTTTGACAGACTTGACTGCCGATGTGATTAGACTGGTTGCTTGTAATAATGACATTAAATGCTCCGATTATGCTTTAGCAGACAACATTGCTGGTGTATATTTTTTAGAGAATTTATCAACTTTGGCAAAATTTTCTCTACCAAAGGCAGAACCGGTGCTAAAGTTGTCTCTGCCTCCAGTTGCATCAGTAATGATTTTGTTTGCTTCACTCTGACTTCTCGCCGTTTTTCTGCCTCGAACCACTCCTCCACCCAAGCCTCGATATTGATAGAAGGCAAAAAACGCCTTAACCGCCACATCTTGATCAGTAACCAACAAATCTGGATTAGCTATGATATCAACGCCAATAATTTGTTTAATCGCGGCATAGTTTGCTCTACCCGTCAACTGATTTAGACCCTTACCTCTGTAATTCCATCCGTCGTTTCCACCTTTATTACCATTTACGGTAGCATAGATGAAGTTGGCCAGACCCTGTGGATTATTGGCATATTTAACTGCCTGATCTGCTCTTTTCGGCCACACTTCTCTAATTCTTGCCGCTGAATAACCCATTTGTTCTGCCTTAGGTGTAAGACCACATTCTTTTTCTGCAAGTGCGACAAATGCGATACTCATATAGTCATCATAACCAAGACTTTTTGCTGTTTGGAAAATCTTTTGAGCCATGCCTTTGGCACTACCGGATACTTGAATATCTTGAGGCGCGCCTGCTGGATCAGAAGCACTGTTGCCCCCTGCAGGTATACAATCGTCGCCGTCAAGACCGCCAGGTACCGCACCGACTGTACCAAAAAACATTGGATGCTGTCCGTCTGAGCCGTCTGCAAAAAAACCTACGACCCACGTTCCGGTCACTACGCCGTTCGCCGAGCCGCCGACTCCAGATATTGAGGGATTATTTGCGGGCATAATTGGGACAGCCCACGGCAAATCTTCTGTTGGTAGTAGCTCTTTACTATCTATGTGATAGCCCATAATACGAACACGACATCTGCCCATACGTAAAGGGTCGTCGCGATCTTCAACCACGCCGAACCACCAGTAAAACTGACCAACATTATTAGTTGTTCTATTATCCATCATAGTATAAGTAACTCCATTAATCTATTTATTTGCTTGGAGCCGGGGCTGGAGCCGGTGAAGGAGGATTAGTTGTTGCTGGCGCGGCGGCAGGAGCAGCCGATGCTTCTTCGGCTACAAGTTCTTTCAAATAAGAATCCTTAGCAATTTCGCAAATCATATTATGTCTCAATTTTGTAATTTGATGATGTATCGCAGTTATCATATAATATCCACTTATCCATATATCTTTAACACTCTCCTCATCCGTTTCACCATTTCTACCAGACCCCACGGAAGGATAATCAAAATCTACGATTGTACCAACTTCCATGTCTGTTCTACCAGGAATAGTAATTTTCATTTTCATGGTAGAAATGTCGGAAAATAGACTATTTCGTTGTTGAACATATTTTTCAGGATGAAGATTCATCAATTCCGGGTCTGTGCTATCTAGAACACCAGGATGTATTGACTCAATAAAAACTTTACTGTCGGATGAGCGAATGACTGTAGCCGGAAAAATTGAATTATATTTCTTGCTTTCATCCTGGACAAGACCCGTTTGACCGGGCGCAGATTTATAACTACCTAAATGAGGATATTTCTGAAACTCAAACCCGTGATCGTATGACGTTGCCACATATTCTTTCTTGACTACATCTAATGTGAAAAGAGAGCTTGCGAAATGCCCTAAGTCTTGACCTTTAAGAACATCAACGTTTGATAGAAACTCTAGATTTTCAACGTGAGAATACGCCAAACGAATTGCATTTTCTCCTAGTTGTTCTGCCTCATATTTCTTACGATACTTCAACTTCGACATAATAAAGCCAACGGACATCTGCGATCTAATTAGATCGTTTATAGAACACATGTAAAAACCTTTGGTAGTCTCATAAAATAGAAATGTCGGTGCATCGGTAACATTTGTTCCCAATGCTCGTTTTGATAGATAACCCATTATTTGAAAAGGTGTCCACATAGGAGGCAATAATGAAACCTTAGAAGTATGTGGAGTATCGCCGATAGTAAAGTCAGATTTTGGAGCAGTTGCCGCTGTGTTCTTATCGTTCAAGTATCTAGGAATATCCTTGAACGAATCCTCAAAAACTTTTGCTGCTATTTCATCTGTTGTGCCTTCATACTTCTGGCACAAATATGAAATATTATCTACCATACCTTCCATTGAAATGAAGTGCAGAGAATACAATTGTTCTTTGTCTTCATTTGACAAAAATCTATTCTTGATAGCATATACAGCAAATGATTTTTGTATTTTATTTGTTGGGTCGTAGGGCGCCTGAGCTAACTGAGGAGTAGAAATATCCAGAGTTAATATTTCGTCGCCTATCAAAGGAACCTTTTCTATCAAGTTTTGTGTGTCACGGATAATCACATTTCCATGTAAACAAGGAGAAAACATATCTTCATAGATATTGATTTCGACCACGAAGTCTCTAATATCAATAATGCCGCCGTTAGTAACTAGCAACACCTCGTTGTAAATAACATCACCCGCTTTTTGCAGAATTGCAGGATTGAGATCAGCAAAAGCCGACTCATCGAAGTCTTCTTCATTTGAAAAGAGATCCCCATCGCCTTCATATTCAGGATCTCCCTTGGGTTTAGATATACCTAAAAAACTAAGAATTCCCATTATATTACCTTGAAATCAATGTCTGGAATTTGGTTACGAATGAGTTAAGATACTTAGGTTCTAAAATCTGGACTTCTCTCTTAGCATCATTCAGTATTTCTTCATATTCGATGTTCGTGATTGCAATTTTATTTTCCGCATAGCTAGATTGTACCGTGATGCCGTCATCGCTTTCATAGTGATGAACATCGTATAATTCTTCTAGACCTCCATATTTTAGTTTACAATATTCCACCAAATCTGTAGTAGACTTCGGCCATTCTTCTCTAATGTCAACGATATTATTTAAAATCATAATAACCCAGTGATATGTAGGCGAGCCATAGTATAAGTCACTGACTTGCTCTACCGTATATCCTTCAGGAATAGTTACCGTCTCTAGTTCGGAATAGTGTGTCGAAAACGTATTTGTATAAACTCGTCTGAAAATATCCGTGACATACTTATATTCATTTCCAATTTTAAGTATATCCGATGGAAAATTGCTAAAATATGACATAATTAATATCCCAGTTTTGAACGTTTGTTTGTAAGTGTTTCAAGTTCGGTAAATTCGAGTCTAATGGTTGCTTCTGTTGGCATACCGTTAGTTCCTTGAAAAGTGGTGAACCCATCTGCGCCATAATCGATATTCATTCCTGTCAGGGCACA